CCTCCTACTCTAAATATTTTTGCATGGATAGCATCCCAAAAATAAATACCATAGTTAGTAGCTTTCACTGCCCATTGATGAATAGAACCATGTGTATTACTAATATAACTGTGATCTTGAAAACCTTGTCCAGAACCTAACTCTGTAGGTATACCATCACCTACTGAGACAATAGCTCTAGGATTAATACTATAACGACCTACTCCTCTGTCTTGTACAAAGAATACTTCGTCATTAAAATTAATTACTTTATTAATAGGGCCGTAATCATCAACATCATAGTAGTTATTAATACCAAACTCTGTCCATGAATCTACAGCTTCTCCATTAATTTTTACATTAGATATATAAGAACGTATATCATTAGTAATACCTATAGAGCTATCTAAACTATCAGGCTTTACAACAAATACTAACTCATCAGATTCTAAAGAGTAGGCGTTATTGTATGCGTACATGTTTAGACTCTTCCCGTAAGTAGTATCGTAGTTATCTGTTTCTTGTCTCCATCTAGTTTCTTTAATACCTGAAGACCCTCCTAAAGCATCATATCGAACTCCTCGTTTAAGAGTAGCTCCGTAATCTAATGCTAAGTTTATTTTAGTTTCTATAGGAATAGCTATAGTTTCTGTGTAATTATAATAAAATTTTTCAGCTGTACTATCAAAGAATCTTTGATCCATACTAGCAGTCATTCCTTGGAATGTCCACATACCTATAAATATATCTCCTCCGTATACTCTAAATGTATGGGATGTTCCTGTAATAATATCTTTATCTATTATAGGAGAAGCAGGCATAAATATATTAGCTTCTAATGCATCTTGTGTATAACCTCCGTATACTTCTAATTTAGGTAGCATTAAGTCTATAATAGGAGTACTAATTAAGTCTTGTGCTTTTATGCTTCCTGCTAATGGACCAGCAGAATCTGGAGATGAAGATAATAGTAACTCTCCAGAACCTGTTGCAAAAAAATCAGAACCTTGAAATGATGCGCTTACAGAAAAGTTAGTTAAAATATTACTAGGATCTAAAGGATCTATATTTACAAATTCGAGTGATCCTGTTATTCCAGAAGCTCCTTTATTAATTTCAGTATAAGGGTTTTTACTTCCATTAAGTAAAACTCCTGTATTGCCATTATTAGTGTAAAAATTTCTGAAGTAAAAATTAGAAGGAGCTTCTACATCGTCTGTTCCTATATAAGGACCAATAGCTTCAGAAAGTTGTCTGTCTAAAACTTCTGTAGTTTGTTGGTTTTCATCGAATCTTATTTCTGATACTTGATTCCACTTTTTAATATACTCTACCCCTTTTTCATAAGTAGCGTATTTACCAGTATAAGGACCTATTTTATCTACTTTACCAGTAGATCTCATTTTTCTTCTAATATCTAAAAGAGTTCCTAAATTTTCTAAACCTGCTCCTGTTGTAACAGTGTTTGCTGCTAAATTATAAGAATAAAAATCTATAGCAGTATTATCTATTGTATCTTCTAAATAACTTCCTGCCGCAAAAGGATCTAGTCCTGTGTCTAATTTAGAATAGTATTGGCCATATCTACCAGTCATTAATAAATAACTATTTCCTAATGAATCAGATACTGAGTTTAAATAATTATAAGATAGTTCTGGAGAATAGTAACTTATATAACTACCTTGTATTCTAAATCCTGGAGGACCTGGAATAACTGCGTCTACTGCTTTATTATTTAAAGTGTAAAAGTTACTATTAGACCCATATCCAGGAGTAGTTGCTGTAAGCCCTACTCTATACTGTTGATGAGAAAATAAATGTAATATATTTTCATTGCCGTCTGGATCTCTAAGATCGAAAGAAGAAGCAGGAAGAGTACCTGTAGCAAATCTTCCTGACGCTCTCATAACACCAGAGCATAATCTTCTAGTATCGTTATCTTCTCTTTTTACTCTTACTATTTGAAAACTTTCTATTTGAGTTAACAAACTAGGACAAGAAGTAAAATCTAAAGTAAATTCTATTCCTAAAGCAAAAGCTGTAGTAATAATACTAGAAACTGATCTAGCAGTTTCTAATGATAATGGAAAATAGTTTTGGCTATAAAATCCTGTAGTGTTTTCTAAAGTTTCATCAGAGATATCTGGAAATTTAATATCTCCTATATACTCTACAAAAGAAGCTTCTCCTTTCTTATTATAAAATACTATTCCAAATCTATAAGTTTCTCCTCTTTTATATCCTTTAAGTAATCCTGATTTAAAAGGCGATGCCATACTATCATAAGTAGTATTAGCATAATTACCATAACCATCGTTTAAATCTACAGGATTAGAAGGAGTATTAGATAAATTAGCAAATCCAGGCTGTGAGTCTCCATCTATTGCAAAAGGCTCTAAGTGAAATTTATAACTAACATTAGGGCCATCTCCTCCTAGAGTTTGCCCATCTGACTTATACTTGTACTGTTTACTAGTGTGCCAGTTTACATCCCAGTGAGCGTCTTTATTATAATCTATATTAAATGCATTAGTTAGTGAATCCGCTGATGGAAGAGTTACTCCATCATTAAGAAAGCGCTTAGTCTTAGCATCAAATGATTCTCCTGATGGTAGTAAATCTTGAATGCTGAAACTCCCCTCTTTGATATTTGCAACTACTAAAGAATTATCTTTGGCGGTTAAAGATTTTACCGTCTTAAATGGATATTGCTTTATTGTGTATGTTGTTATATCAAGAGGGAAGATAGTATCTTCGTCTCCTGTATGAGTAAATGTAATTGATGATTGCCCCCCAATAGCTTTAGATTCTATAAAAAATACTTGAGCAGTAGTTATAGTATCTTGGTGATATATAGCTATTAACTCTATTTTTTCAAAATCCGAGTATTCAGAAGTATCAATAGTAATTTCATGAACTTTACCAGTATTTTGATTACTAAAGTCTCCTACATATTGAGCAGATTGAGTAAGAGATTCTAGACTATCTGTAGTATGAATTAAATTACTTGGCGGAGAGATAAGAGTCTCTTTACCGTCAAAGGTAACTAATCTATATGCATATTGCCATAAACCAGAACGTAAAGAACCACCAGTAAGTACTTTGGTTAATAAAGGTAACGTATAAGTTACATCTGGAAAAGTATCTAGTAATCCAACAGGCGTAGTTGCTAAGCTAGGGTCTTCTATATTTATTGCTCTAAGTGGATTATCATAGTCAGTAAAATATATTCTCTTAATGTTTATATTTTCAAAACGTCCTATAGCTTCTATAGGATTAAGCTTACTAAAATTAAGAGCTGCATTTTTATATACTAAATTTAACCCTAAGAAAGTTTTATTTATATCCTCATAAGTAAACTTAAATATCCAACCATTAGTATTAGAGTCGTCTGCTACAAAAATAATAATTTCTTGTCGTATGTAGGCTACTCCTATTATTTCTAATTGTCCTACTATTGTTAAGTCAGGGTCCGTAGTAGGTAGTTCAAAATAAAGAGTGTTACCTTTAATATTGGTAACAGCTCCCATTGATTCTCCTTTATCAGTAGTAATTCTAATATCTAATGCATCTATGTAAAAACCTTCTTGTATAGTTTCATAGGATGCATCGGTATTAAGTCCTTTATACGATATCCCTGCTGCTTTCATTATGGATGAGAGTTGTTAACGTTACTTGCTAAATTACTTGTACTTTGGGTTAGTTTATTAGGACTAACAGTTACTCCGTTAGCAGATGATAGTCTAAATTTACGTTGCTCTGGTAGTTGCATATTAGCAAAGAACGAAGCATGCGCTTGTACATCAGGAATAGTTCTAAGATGCGCGTTCTTAAGGCTTTCCATTTGGTCAACGTTTTGTGGAAATTTAGTATTAACTGCTTGTGCAAAATACCATTCTTTATCTCTTTCTATGTAGCTAAATTTATCTGCTGATAAAGCATCTTGCATCCATCTTTTACGTCCTTCTTTATAAGCAAGATAATGAGAAGCTGCTTCTAACCAAGATTGGTCTCCTGGAATAGTAGGGTATCCATTTTCATCTGTAGGAATGGCTTCATAACTTACTGCAAGAAAACCTGAAGAAAAAGAAGGAAAGATGTAACCTTGTCCTACTGTGTATGTCTCTGCAGATTCAGAAGTATAATCTCTATCGTCTTTATGATATCTCATATGAAAAGTATCAGTAGACCATCTCATAGGTAGTATTCTACCTTCTCCGCATTCTGCTTGAGATATATCTTCTATACAATCTAAGTGAGCTACTTGTACTATTTTATAAAGGTCAAAAGGTAAATCGGCACGTCCGTCACATACAGATAAATAACCGATTTTATGTTCCATGACCATACCTACTTTAGTATGAGCCATAAACTCTGCAAGCCATTCAATAGCTTGTGCATCATCTATTTCAAATCCCCATTCAGAGATTTGCTTATCCATTATTGCTCTATATGAAACTGTGTTGCCTGTATACATTATCTATCTTTTAAAAATGCTTCTAACTTATCTACTAAAGATTTTTCTTCCATAGGATTATCTTCATGGATAGATTTAACAGTGCTATGATCCCACATACCGTCTTTTTTACAGCATGTAGTAACACATTTAATATATCCATTAGAAACCTTTTCTACTTTAGTTTCTACCCAAGAACCATCTTTTGATTCTTCTTTCTTTGTCCAAACTGTTTTGCCTTCTTTATCTGGCATTTCCATATAATCATCCATAATAAAACACTTTTCTATTTGGTTCTTTTACTACTTTACTTATTAGTCTAGAATATTGTCTAGACGGTTTAAATTTATAAAAACTCTTAAACTTTAACAAAGCTGTTTTATTATCCCATAAGTGGCAGTAAAACTCTTGGTTAGTGTGTGCATTTTCAAAATAAATTACTTTCTTATTTTTTAATTCTGTAATTTCATCTCTTGATAATCCTGGGTATTTCTTTTCCCACATTTCCCAAGTAGCTGGCCAATTAACTTTTAATGACTTTGCTAATGTTCCATCTTTTTTCAAAAACTTTAGAGGCCTCGCTTGAACTCTAATATATCCTATCTTATCTAGCTTTAACTCAAAATTTTCTTTTACTATCATTTCACTATATGTAGTAAGAAGATCTTTTAAGAAAGCGCTGTATCTTTTTCTTTCTAGTTTTTCTCTTTGAGCATTCTTTCTGTAGTAACTATAGAAATCGTACTTTTTTATATCTCCTGGTTTCTTTCCTTTTCCTCTTTTTAAATATTCACTCATTTATTGTTGTTGTTGTGGCGCTGCTGACTGGCCGTCTAATTTATCGTCATTAGCGTTATTAGTATCATCTAACGGTAGTTGTAATTTTCTAAACAATTGTTGTAATACTGTTTCTTTTACATATGCCCACATCCATTGGTTTAAAGGATAAATATCACTAGTAGACCAACAAGGCTTACCTTGACAAGATGTAAGATCTGCAAGAGCAGTAGGGTCTTCAAATATTCCTCTAATAGCTATAGACTTTAATAAGCTAATTGCAGCATCTTTACTAATAATGTATATGTAGTTATCATAAAGAAACGCATAAATAGCATTCTTAGTTGTTCTTCCTTCTCCTATATAAGGTACTCTAGAGTAATCTATAATTGTAAATCTTTTAGCTGTAATTACTACAGGTCCTACAGATGTAAGCGCTTTCTTATGATGAAACTCTATTGTATTAGGAATAGGTTGCACAGTTCTAAGAATCTTACAGCCTACAGGAACTTCTACACAACAATTATGCGGGTCTACAAGTTCTAAATCTAAACAAGGAATTGTTTGTTGTACATTAGGATCTAATGTTCTTTTTTTATTATATTCGTTTCTAATAAACAAAGCACGTTGT